AATAAATTGGAGCACTTGATGCGGCGTACAAAGTCGCATCGTTTATGGTGTTACAGTCTAAAAGAATTCTAATAGCCTCTGCGTCCGTCCTGGCGGTGGCCTTGGACGTGCTCCGAACCTGAACATCGATATTGGGGTAATCTACCGCGCCGGGATCGCCCTGGACCTCATCCGGAGCCGGCCCACCGCCGGTGAACACCACAACCTGGTCTGCTGGCAGGTCCTGGAGCTCGTCCAGGAATATGTCGGTTCCTACCGTGCCATAGCCCTGGGCTGCCAGGTAAGCGGCTATGTCGCTGCCTATGAATGTCATTTACGCTCACCGCATATCAGGACCTTCCGCCGGGTGGATTGGCTGATCTTTTCGTCGATCATCTACCTCCGGTCGATGAGGTCCGCTTCAGAGAAATCGTTGAGGACTGCTCGCCAATCGATGTCTGTGAACCTCATGTCATGCCCCTGCGAAATACTGATAAGCCATGAAGAGAACGATAGCTGCGGACATCGTTACTGGCTGGTTGATCGCCCGCCAGATGGCTGTCAGTGTATCGACTTTCGCCCCGTTCTGTATGCTACAGTCATGCAGGTTGGCCACTTGTTCCTGAATATCGATTAGCCGGTCTTTGATCTCTGGGAGGGAGGATGCGCATACTTCCAGTGCCGACACCTTCCCAAACAATTGATTAATGTCTGTGTCATGTCGCTTGTTATCGGATTCTAGCACGCAAACCCTAGCATGCAGGACAGTAGGATCACAATCATCAGCCACGTAGCGCCCTCCTAGACCAATGGTCCCGAAGCATACTTATTATCAGAACACCGTTATAATTAGCGGTGGCTTGTGTTTTCGATGGTCCATTCATCGGAGATACACCACCATAAAAATGTAAATTCTTATTTGCTCAACTGATCCCAGGTCCATTTCAGGGCAGGCCCGCCATAGATCCGCCAATATGCGATCATCAGAAACAGGACACCAGACAAAGCGGCGATCTGCTGTTCATTCATACCGACATAGCCGAAGGCCACGGCTGCACTAGATAGTATCCCGAGGATTGCGGCGATCTCAGTTTTGCTTTTCAGGGGGAACTTATAGTCATCTCCGATTTCTTCTGTCATTTACATACCTCCTAAACCCAAAAAAATTGATGCTCGGGGTCTCACTGCACGCAAGGAAATTCCCGGACCACATGATCCCGAGCAGCGTCCAGGTCTACCAGGAAGGCCTTTGCATTGAATCTGTTGTAGGCGCTTGTGTCGGTGGTCTCGGTCGCCCGGATGAGGCTATCATTCATCTGCCTGAGCATCAGCCGAAGGGTCTCAAGGGCCTGCTTTTCCTTGAAACTGTCAAAGTCGATCTTCTCAACGATAGTTTCATGCTCTATACTTCTTCCAGGAGCCTTGTCAGGCCCCATTCCAAATCCGTTTTCCATTTCTTTTCACCGTCCATTAGTGATCTTAAAAGGTTCTTTTGCCACTTTGCCCATGTTATAGGCCGTCTCGGGGTCAATGCCGTACTTGACCATGTATGCGTACTTGTCGAGCAGCTTTCCGCCGCCCCCTGGCCTGTAAAGCGTGGTCCCTGCCCGGATCTCAAAGCCAGCAGGCAGGACTTCATTCATGCTATCCAGGAATGGTATGCAGTCCAAATAGTTCCCCGACTCCTCGAATTCCACGATATACTGCTCAAGCATGTCCGGTTTGGTGGGCATGTCTTCGGGGAGCTTCATCACATGGGCGCACTCCGGGCATGGCACAAGAGCGAGCCCCTTGGTGTACCCGCGTCTCATCACGGCCCTCTTTATCTTCGCGCCCGGTATCATGATGTCTTTGTCGCATCCAGGGTTGCCGCATATCGTATTAATGCCTTTCATGCCACCAGTGCCGTACAGGATCAATTTTTCCATTTCCATCATCTCAATGCAATCTTGATCTTCGCGCCCACAAGCTTCTCTATATTCTTTTCGTTGTTCTTCAGAGCATCCCGGCCAGCGTGGGCTTTCCGGCCAGCTCGGGAAAGAGGATTGGTAGGATCGGGATGCCGCAGGCTCGCATCGTTCTCCTGCCTGGCCGCATAAGGCCCGGTGGATGAGATCGTGTACTGGTGCGCGCCCGTCTTGGCTGGCTGGACGTGGCTTGCCAGCTCGCCGGTAGCGTAGGGGATGGTTTCCACCCACGCTTTTGAGATGAGTTCCGCCGATTCCCGGACTCCATCCAGCGCCGCGGCCATCACAACTTTCTCGATCTGTGGACCATGCCAACGGACTACCATGTCACCCTCCTGCTCTCTTGATAGCGTCTTCAAAAGTTCCTGCAATCGCTATATTGTGAGTGCAGTTGGGGTGGAAAAGTCCATCTGCTCTCGCGTCTGCCAGCGTCGGATAGCCAGGAGTCTCGCCGGTGAGGCTCACGGTCCGGCCCACCCACCGCATGCATTTGTCGCAGGTCCGAGAGGATGACCCGCCCACCACCTGGGCCAGGTCATATCCATGCTCCAGAAGCCGATTCTTAGTGCCCTCGATCATAGCTTGCCGGGGCGTGGTCCGAGCGATCATCTCGGCATAGGTCTCCATGTTCCACCGCTTTCCTGCCGCGTCCACGAAGCCGGTTATGCCCCTATCGGCCATGTCGGACCGGATCCTTTTGGCCGTCTGCTGCCAGGTCTGATAGCCTACCACCTGGCCGGTCACATTTTCAAGGGCAATGGAGCGATAGACATCGTTCACCCTCCGGCCGATCACCTGATCCACTATTTCGAATCTGCTATAAGCGTTCTCAGAAAGCACTTTCACGGCCTGCTGGTGGACGGCCTCGAATCCGGCACCGCCAGACAGACCCGTGCTCTTCATCCCGGACTCGTACGCCTCCTGGATGGCCTGAGTGGACCAGTCTCTAGCCCCTGCAAGGAGATCCTTCTTGATCTTCTTCACATTCCGGAGCATTGCGTTGAGCTGCCTGGTACTATTGCCCTTCAGGAGAGCTTTTGTCACTTCGGCCAGTATGTCCTTCTCTGCCCGGCTATAGAGCTTGATTAAGCGCTCTGCCTGGGCATCTGTGATATCGGCCATCTCAGTTTCCGCCGCTTCTCGATCCGCCCAAGGCCACGGATCTCATTGAACCGTCATATGAGACGCCAACGAGTCCGAGAACAGGCCAATCTCTGCTGTCCTTGGTGAGCACATCCCCGGCCTCTACAGCGGCCTCACACTTCACAATGGCCTGGCATTGCAGCTCATCGCCTTGGACGGTCCGGACAACTTTCGCTCCGTGCGCCCATAGGACGGTGATGGTGCTGGTGGCGTAGGTGTCATCATTCCCATCATTCCCGGTCTTGTGCTTCCAGGATACGGATATGCCGTGAGCAGCCAGGTATGGGCTCAAGAGACTCATCGGATGGGCACGCTCCGGGCTATGTAGGTCTTCAGGAGCCTGTGAGCGTCTGCAGAGCGCAGGCCTCCTAAACGGGTTGCCGCACCTGGCCGGAAGGTCTCGGATATGATACCTGGTATCTGGTAGCTGGCCACACCCTGCTCCTGCAGGTCCCTTCGGCCTCCTGCACCCTGTGAAAAGATGGCCAGGGCCTCTTCCAAACAGGCATCTTTGACCGCCTGAGGTACTACGGGTAGATCGGTCGAATCGTTCCAGTTGCATGTGACACCATCGATTATCCTGGGGAACTGGAGAGTCTGGACCGCCACACCAGCAACTATATCAGTATCATACTTCTGGCCAGCAAGGGTGAGCCGGTCGATGTGCCGCGTCGCCTCCTGCAGATACCATTCCAGGTATTCAGAGTCCAGAAAGGTGATAGCAAGTGGGCTATTTTCAAAATACGTGGACGCCGCGGAGGCGTCCACGTACGAGCCTGTGAGCGTCATTCAAGCCTCCGGAAGGTGGGCTTTCACCTTGAACTTCTTGATTTCTCCATGCAACTCCCCCGTACTCCATTCGACGTTCGCCTGGAACTTGTAGGTGCCCACTTCATCCAGATCTGTGGTATCTGTTGTATAGGTGATATCCTGATCAGTGACGGTTAGCCCTGCCTTGGCATATTTTGGATCAGTTGTGTCTACCTGAGCGGCGGTCCAGACGGCCACAGCCCCAGAGGGTTTTGTGACTAGAAATTGTATGACTGTTGCGTTTTCCAGATCGTCGAAGTCAGTGTCTGAAACAATTTCTACAGAATCGCCCTGAAAATATGTATCCATCACGGCCTCCTAATCTTCTTCATGCTTGAGTCGTTGCGGCTACGCTGGCCGAAAATACTATCCAATCGAGAAAAGAAGCTTACTCGCTTAGTGAGATCGATCACGGCAGCCAGTATAGCCGTCCTGGTGGAGATAGCACAAGCGAGCGCAAGACTCCGACTCATAGACGCTGATGTCTGAGCCCGCGTGCTGATCTGAGAAGCCAGCGCCCAAGCCGCGGACGGCACGGCTACCAGGCCCGAGGCAGCCTGCACAGTTCCGGCCAGCCCTCTTGCAATCGAGCTTTGTGCGGCTACTGCCGATCCAGTCACAATCGAGCACGCTAGGGCCATCAGGGCGCTCACATTGAGTGACCCGGCTAGCTGGGAAGCGGTCTGAATAGTGGCCGCGAGTCTCCGGGATATGCTCGACGCCGGCTGCAGTAGCGATGTCGTGATGATCTGAGCGGCCAGGAGGCGAGCAGAGGACGCGGACGCAACCAGGCCTGAAGAAGTGCCTATCGACCCGGCCAAGAGTCGGGCAATAGATGACTCTCCAGCCACCAGGGAAGCGGTCTGGATAGCAGCCGCAAGGGCGACTATGCCGGGAGAGATGATAGTCAGAGCGGCATCTATGGCTGCCTGAGTGGCGATCTGGGAGGCCAGTAGCCGCGAGACGGTGGACGCGCCGGCGGTGGATGCCCGAGCCTCAATCTGAGCGGCTAATCGCCGGGCTACTGACGACGCTGCCTGTGTGGCTGATGATGAGACAATCGCAGATGCCAGCCTCCTCGCTACGCCCGACACAGGGGATATGGTCGCAGAGCTGACTATCTGGCCAGCTATCCCTCGGAGGAGAGCAGGCGAGGCTGAGAGGGTGGAGGTGGTGGTAATCAGGCCTGCTATGCGGCGGGCTACGGACGATGCAGCGACTACCCTCGATGAGGTCACCACCAAGCCCACCAAGCCACGGAGAAGGCTAGGAGTGGCCGGCATGGCGGCTTTAGTGGAGATGATCCCAGCCAATGCTCTGGCAATGCTCGACCCGGCAATCAGCGCCGATGTCGTGGAGATCGCTGCCGCAAGGGCGACCATCGCCTGGGTGAGTAGGCTGCCTGTCACGACCGCTTTGGTGGATATCGCTGCCGAGAGCAGCCGCGCTATGCTCGATACGGGAGATAGTGATGCCCTGGAGGTGATTATACTCCCCAGGAGGCGGGCGACTGTAGACGCCGCCGTGGTAGTGGAGGTTGTGATGACAGTAGCGGCTAGAGCGACCGCCCCGGAAGCCGCCAGAGCATACCCTACTAGATAGAAGTCTACGGCGGTGTTCGATATTTTACCTTCGGAAACACCGTTTGCATCCGCTTTGACAGCTATGCAACAGTGCCGATTCACACGATAATAGATGTCATCCGATGCACCATTGCGTCGCAATGCGAAATCGTAATACGAACTGCTTGCAACTTCAATGATGTTTGCCGTTGCCGATGCCGATCCTGCGGTCAGATCGGCGTATGATCCAGTGCTACCAAGCGATATATCAGACGCATTAGTGTTGAATGTAAAATTTGCTGTAATGTACCCGATCAAGTACATATCAAACGTATTGTTTTCTATATACTGTTCACATACGCCGGCATCGGCGCCTATGATCCAGTCGCCTTGCTTTCTGACTGCACGATTGTGCCGGTCATCAGTAGACCCGTTCTTTCTCAACCCATAGTCGTAGCTGGTGGTTGAAGTTGGATGTGCTAATAGGATGAGACCTA